TCACACGCCGTTGCTTACAGTACTCTCTCGTATTGGACAGCGTGGCTCAAATACTACTATCCGCTAGAGTTTATGTTTGCCCTTCTTAAAAATGAGAAGGATAAAGATGGTCGTACAGAATATTTAATTGAAGCAAAACGTATGGGCATTTCTATTAAACTTCCACACATTAATGATTCAGATCTAGATTTTAAAATTGAAGGCAAAGGAATCCGTTTTGGATTAACTGGAATTAAATTTATCTCAGATAACATTGCATCTAAATATATTGCAGCAAGACCATTTAGTACTTATAAAGAACTTGAAGAGTTTACATTTACCAAAGGTAATGGAGTAAATAGCAGAGCATTAAGTGCTTTAAGATTAACTGGTGCTGCTACATTTTCTGATAATCCACGCAATGATAATGAAATTAAAGAAAACATTTATGAATACTTAAACCTTCCAGAATTTAATATAACAGTTCCATCTCACTATCATGCATTTATTCAACCAATTGAAGACTTTGAAGAAAAAGGATCTTTTGTTATAATGGGAATGGTTAAGTCAATTAAGCGTGGCAAAGGTTGGTCAAGAGTTGAAATATTAGACAAGACTGGTAGTATTGGTATTTTTGATGAAGAACAAACAAAAATTGAAACAGGCAAGACTTGTTTAATTCTTGCAAGTGATAACAGAATTTTATCTTCAATTCCAGTTGATGAACTTAAAGGTTCAGACAATGCATTAGTAAAGTTTTTAAACTACAAGCAACTTCCATACAAAGATGATGAAATGTTTGTAGTTTCATTTAAATCAAGGATAACAAAGGCTGGCAAAAAGATGGCATCTCTAACACTGGCAGATGCATCAAGAGAACTACACTCAGTAACGGTTTTCCCTACAGCATTTCCAAAAGCATACATGCATATTAAAGAAGGTAGTGCTTATAAATTTAGTTTTGGAAAAACAAAAGATGGCACAGTGATAATGGAGGATGTAAATGTCAGTTAGCGTAGAAGATGTATTAGCACAACTAGATCCAAGACTACGAAAAAGATTGGGCACAGGAGAAGGAATTACATTTGATTATCAACCAACTCCTAGTTTTGGTCTTAATCGTGCACTTGGTGGTGGACTTCCGTATGGTCGTCAAGTACTTATATGGGGAAGTAAATCTTCAGCCAAATCATCAATGTGTTTACAGATGATTGCGTTAGCACAAAAAGAGGGTAAGGTTTGTGCATGGATTGATTCAGAAATGTCATATTCTGAAGATTGGGCAAGACAACTAGGTGTAGATCCAACAAAATTAATTTATTCACAAGCAAGAACAATTAGTGATATGGTTGATGTTGGTGTTGCATTAATGAATGCTGGAGTAGATTTGATTGTTGTTGACTCTATCACATCAATGCTTCCAGCAATATATTTTGAAAAAGATTCAAATGAAATGAAAGCGCTTGAAAATACTAAACAAATAGGGGCTGAGTCTCGTGACTTTAGTAATGCTTGGAAGATGTTAAATTATGCTAATAATAAAGTTAAACCAACATTGCTAGTTCTTATTTCTCAATCACGAAATAATATTAATGCAATGTACACGAGCCAACAACCTTCTGGTGGTCAGGCTACTAAATTTTATTCATCGTGTATAATAAAATTATTTTCTTCAGAATCAGACAATCAAGCAATTAAAGGTAAAATTAAAGTTGGAGATAAATTAATTGAAGAAAAGACTGGCAGAAAAATTCGTTGGGAACTTCAATTTTCTAAAACTTCACCTGGTTTTCAATCTGGAGAGTATGACTTTTATTTTAGAGGTGATCATATTGGTCTTGATGCAATTGGTGATCTTGTTGACACTGCAGAATCAATAGGTATTGTCAATAGAACTGGCGCTTGGTATCAACTAGATGATGGGACAAAAGTGCAGGGACGTGATGGATTCATTAATAGAGTTAGGGAAGACTTAGAATTGCAAGAGCAAATTAAGTCAAAAATAATTAATGCTTGATAAAAAGTTTTCTACCTATCCTGGTAAGTTTCCATGTAAAACTTGTCAAGAAGAAGTTGCATTATTAAGATATTGGATTGAGTCAGGAGATGCAACCTGGATGTGTTCAAAAAAACATATTTCAAAAGTTGGCTTGCTTCCACAAAAGAAAAAGAAAAAGGATTTTGTTGATGAGTGAAAAAAATGAATCAAAAAGAATAGGAGCCAAGCAACATAAAAACTCTGGTCGCAATACACAAAAGGGTGATGCAACTTGGAGAGATTTTGTTGTTGACTTTAAAGAAGCCAGCAAATCGTTTACTCTTAATAAAGATGTATGGGCTAAAGTTGTTACAGACTCTATTCAGGCTGGTAGGGATAAATCACCTGCCATAATCGTTATTCTTGGAGAAGGCAACACAAAGGTAAGACTTGCTATAATTGAAATGGATATGCTAGAACAATTAACAGATGGGAATAAAAATGTCTGACACAGGATCACAAAAAACAACGCTTGATATGGTTAATGGTTTAACAGAGATTGCAGATTATATGCAAGATGAAGAGTTAACTGTTGCACTAACTATGATTGCAAAAATTATCATTAAGCCAGATATCCCTTTACAGGCTGCTAGTCTTGAAATTGTAAGGCTACAGGCTATTGCAGCAAAGATGTCTTTCAAAGCCACTTGGATGGCTAATGTTGACAAATCTGACAGGGCAAAGAAAAATATATACTTTACAGCAGCACAATCAATTAACGATCTAGTATCAGCACTTAAGTACATAATGCGCTAACTGGTATACTTAAATACAAACAAGGGATAAAAATGACAAAAAACTTACTACAGAGCGTTATGATAAAAAGTGTTTCTAATAAGAATAATATACTTGATTCAGATGCTTTAATTGAAAAAATAAAATCTGGATACGTTATTAATCGTGGACCAAAGTTTCAGACAAAGAAAACTTTTGCTCCATCAACAATTGCATACAGCCATGGAGAGTGTCCAAGATACTGGTATTTAGCATTTGACGGCGCAACGTTTGAAGATAATGCAGATGCATACGGTGCAGCAAATATGACTGCTGGAACTCTTTCACATGGAAGAATTCAAGAAGCCATGATGAATGCTGGAGTAGCAAAAATATTTAAAGATGACGACAACCAGCCAACAACAGAATTTAAAATTAGATATGATGATCCACCAATCTTTGGCTATGGGGATGCCATGATTGAATGGGAAGGCGAAGACATTGTTGGTGAAATTAAAACAATGCTTAATGAAGGATTTGAATATCGTAAAAATTCTATGAAACCAAAACTTGGGCATCTTATTCAATTGCTTATTTATATGAAAATTCTTGGAAAGAAAAAAGGAGTTCTAATTTATGAAAATAAAAATAATCATGAGTTATTAGTTCTTCCAGTTCAAGTAGATGATTACTATCGTCAATGGATTGATAACACATTTCAATGGATGCGTGATGTTCGCAAGGCTTGGGTAGATCGTACACTACCTACAAAAAATTATCGCTCAAACTCTAAAGTCTGTAAAACATGCCCAATTCAACAGGCTTGTGCAGATGCTGGAACTGGAGTAATAAAACTTAAGTCCCTGGAGGGGTTAAGTGAAACTATGTGAAAAATGCGATAATAACTTTGAGCCTAAAGTAAGTTATCAAATTTACTGTGGAGATATTTGTAGAGAAGAAGCCACCAAAATAAAGATAGCCGAAAGGTATCAAATAACTCGCAGACAAAAAAGAATAGGAAAGAAAAGACTTTGTATTGGTGGTTGTGGAGAAAAACTTTCAATATATAATGATTCTGGTTTTTGTCCTAACTGCAATGTAAATAAAAAAGAAGTAGACCAAATGTTAAAACAAATAAAAGGGTATATTGATTATGAACAGCAGTGGTAAACCAAAAAGAATATGTGCTATTGATGCTAGCACTAACAACCTTGCCTATGCTCTTTTTGTTGATGATAAATTAAATCAATTTGGTAAAATTAATTTTCAAGGTAAAGACATTTATGAAAAAGTTGGCGATGCAGCAAGAAAAACATTAGCATATTTTGATGCTGTAATAGAAACAGATGCTATTGTTATTGAACACACAGTATTTATGAATAGTCCAAAAACTGCTGCTGATCTTGCATTAGTTCAAGGAGCACTACTAGGCGCTGCTGCAATGTATGGCATCAAGACTATTGGAAAAGTCTCTCCAATTACTTGGCAGAATTATCTTGGCAATAAGAGATTAACTAAAGAAGAACAATTACTTCTTAGATCAAAAAATCCTGGAAAGTCAGATTCTTGGTATAAAACATATGAAAGACAATTTAGAAAAGAAAGGACAATGAAATTAATTGAAATCAACTATGATAAAATTATTAACGATAATGACGTTGCTGACGCTTGTGGTATCGGTCATTGGGCTATTAATAATTGGGATAAAGCAATAGGAAATAATGAATAGAAATACTTTTGTTTTTAATGAAGAAGAAAATGAAGTTTCTTTAATTGTAAAAACATTATCTCCAGAAAAATGGCTATTAATAGATCGTGAAACTGGACAGGTTTATCAAGGAAATCCTGGAGGATTTTGGGATAAACTTAAAACTATGACAAGGAGTAGTAAATAATGCCAGAGTTAAATGCAAACATACCACCAATTGAATGTTATGTTCGTGGTAATTTTTTAAGAGATCAAGAAGATAGTCATGATAAATATTTTCCGTGTGTAATTTTTGGTGTATCAAGTATTAAAAGTAGAAGTCCACTATTTCATTTCTTAATGGAAGATGGTGGTATATGGTGGAGAATGCCAATTAATGCATTTTGCACTAAGCCAGGAGTTCCAGAAGAACCAATTTATAACCTTGTACTTTGGAATTCTTTTAGTCCACACATATCAGTTACTAAATTTGAGAATTTAAGTAATATGAGAATGTCCTATATAGATAGAAATAAAAATAATGTTGGTGGAAAATATTTATTTACTTTGGATTGGCATAATCCAGAAAGCAATATTTTAGATGATGGATACTCAGAAAGTCCAGGGCAACACAAATGTGGCCATGTTATTCAAAGAGATGATGGCAATTTTGCGGTACAGCCTAATAATCGCATTAGATTAAAAGAACCATCATTTGTAACCAAAAAAGATCTAGTAATACAAAGACTTATAAATACAAATAAATGGGACGTTGAAAGTTACGATAAATGGGTTTTAGAAGACTCAAATGCATACGATTATGACATTTCTGAAACAGAAGTTGACAAATAACACTATGGCTGCTAAACTATATACATCAGAGATTTTTATGCGTAAGAGATATATTATGGATAAAAAGACTCCAGAAGAAATTGCAAAGGAGTGTGGATGTACCGTGGAAACTGTTTATGTCTACCTTGCAAAGTTTGGATTGAGAAAGTCTAAGCGATGAAACTAAACCCAGTGTTTGCAGACGTTGCAGAATTTAGTTGTCAAGACTTATATTTAAACTCTATTGGTGCACCATCTGGTAATGAAATTTGGAAAACGTGTCATTCAATAGCGCAAATGCTTATTGAAAAAAATATTGCATATGGAGATTCTGCACTAGATCCTGTTAGAATTTTTAGCAAGGCAGATCCAGCAGAACAACTTAGAGTTAGAATTGATGATAAGTTAAGTAGATTAATGAAGGGCACTGAGTACGTTGGAGACAACGATATTGATGATCTTATTGGATACTTGGTTTTGCTTAAAATAGCAAAGGAAAAAAATGTCAACTGAAAAAGATTTAGTAGAACATTTAGATCAAGTTAATACTGTTGTAACCGAGTATTTAAAAGGTAATGATCCAACAGTTATTTCAAAAGAACTTGACATTCCACGTACTCGTGTTGTTCAATTAATTAATGAGTGGAAAGTTATGGCTTCTGCAAATGATGCCATTCGTGCTCGTGCTAAAGAAGCACTTGTTGGCGCAGATACACATTACACAAAACTTATTACAAAAGCCTATGAAGTTATTGATGAATCAAGTTTAACAAATAACCTTAGTGCAAAAACTGCAGGAATTAAACTTGTTATGGATATTGAATCTAAAAGAATTGACATGTTACAAAAGGCTGGACTTCTTGAGAATAAAGAACTTGCAGAAGAGATGGTTGAAATTGAACGTAGACAAGAAGTTCTTGTTGGAATACTTAGAGATATTGCATCATCTCATCCAGAAGTTCGTGATATTATTATGCAAAGGCTTTCGGCTATTGCCAAAGAAGGTGAAGTGATTACGGTTGTCCACGATGTTCAATGAGTTTTTTGAAGTTCTTAAAGAGAATCATTTTGTTGAAAAACCAGTTGATGCAAAAACATTTGTTGAATCTCCAGAGTATTTAGGTCAGCCACAATTATCTTCAGTTCAATACGATATTGTTGAGGCAATGAGTCAAATATATCGTAAAGAAGATTTACAAGAACTTTATGGAAGCGTAGAAGGATTAAACTATTTTAATAAATATACAAAAAATGAAATTATTCTTCAACTTGGCAAGGGTAGCGGAAAAGATTTTGTATCAACAGTAGCCTGTGCATATGTAGTATATAAACTATTATGTCTTAAAGATCCAGCATCATATTACGGAAAACCATCTGGAGATGCTATAGATATTATTAACGTTGCTATTAACGCACAACAGGCTAAGAATGTTTTCTTTAAAGGTTTTAAAACTAAAATTGAAAAGTCTCCTTGGTTTGCTGGAAAATATAATCCAAAAGCAGACTCCATTGAATTTGACAAAGCAATTACAGTTTACTCTGGACACTCAGAAAGAGAATCACACGAAGGTTTAAACTTGTTTCTTGCAGTTCTTGACGAAATTTCTGGTTTTGCTTCTGATAATAATACAGGCAATGAACAAGGAAAAACTGCTGACAATATTTATAAAGCATTTCGCGGTACCGTAGATTCTCGTTTTCCAGATCTTGGTAAAGTTGTTTTGCTTTCATTCCCAAGATATCAAGGTGACTTTATTTCTCAAAGATACGATTCTGTTATTGCAGAAAAAGAAACAATTGAACGCAGACATAAATTTATTATTAATGAAGAACTTCCAGAAGGTCCAGATAATGAATTTGAAATAACTTGGGAAGAAGACCATATTCTTTCTTATAAAATTCCAAAAATATTAGCACTTAAGCGTCCAACATGGGAAGTAAATCCAACACGCAAAATTGATGATTTTAAAATTGCATTTCTTACAGACCTTGGTGATGCAATGATGCGTTTTTTATGTACACCAACATACTCATCAGATGCGTTCTTTAAACAAAAAGATAAATTAATAAAATGTATGACATTATCAAACCCAATTGATAGTTTTAGAAGATTTTCAGAAAACTTTAAACCAAATCCAGATAAAGTTTATTACATACACGCTGACCTTGCACAAAAACACGATAAGTGTGCGGTAGCAATTGCCCACGTAGATAAATGGGTAAATATTCAGGTGATTAAAGATTATGAACAAGTAGCCCCAATCGTAATAGTAGATGCAGTTGCATGGTGGGAACCAAAATCAGAAGGTCCAGTAAATCTATCTGAGGTAAAGCAATGGATTATTAATCTACGTAGACAAGGTTTTAATATTGGCATTGTGTCTTTTGACCGTTGGCAATCATTTGATATTCAAAATGAATTAAAAGCAGTAGGGATAAGAACTGATACTGTTTCTGTTGCTAAAAAACATTATGAAGATCTTGCAATGATGGTTTATGAAGAGCGTGTTGCAATTCCTATGATTCCATTGTTATTAGAAGAAATGTCAGAACTAAAAATAATGAAGGGTAATCGTGTTGATCACCCTAGAAAAAAATCTAAAGACTTAGCAGATGCTGTATGTGGCGCTGTTTTTGGAGCAATATCACATACACCAAAGGATACTAATCTTGAGATTGATATCCATACCTGGTCTTCCTCTACACGACTTGCAGAGAAACAGAGGGCTATGGTAGAATTAGATAACAAGGAAATGCCTGAAGATATCAGAGACTTTCTTGATAAATTAAACGTAATATAAACTAAACAAGGAGAAAGATGAATTCATTTAAAAAGATCGCACTTGTTACGGCTGCAGCAGTAGCAAGCACATTTTTTGTTGCAATTCCTCAAGCATCAGCAGCAGTAACTAACGGATA